GAAAACGCAGAACGATGGTAAAACAATCCTCGATGAACTGGCATCTTCCATGGGTATTATCATCCCTATGGCATCGAACTATGGAGTTGGCTTGGATCAGATCTCCGCAGCCTACGCTACGATGACCAAACAGGGTGTTAAGACCGAACGTGCGACAACATTCCTCAGAGCGGTATTCACAGAACTGGAAAAAGAATCGTCTGATGTTGCCGGGATTTTGGAAGAAAAGACAGGCAAGTCATTCGCTCAGTTAATGAAGGATGGCAATAGCCTTTCGGATGTACTGAGAATCCTTTATAACTCTGTCGATGGCGATACCGAAGCGTTCCAGAGATTATTTGGAAACGTTCGTGCAACACAGGCGGTTGCTTCGCTGGTCAATGATGACTTCAGATTGTTTGACTATGAACTTGGCAGAGTCAGAGATTCTGCCGGGCAGACAGACAAAGCCTTGGAGCAGATGGAAACACCGGCACTCAAGGCGAAGAGAGCAGTCAATCAGCTTAAGAACAGTTCGGTCACTCTTGGTGAAGCGATGATTCAGAGATTCACACCGCAGTTTGAAAAGGGTGTGGATATTGTCAAAGATCTGACCGAAGCATTCAACGGATTATCTGATGAGTCCATGGATGCGATCATCAGCGCTGGCAAACTGTTGGTGGTTGCACCACCGCTCATTTCAGTTTGCGGTAAACTGGTAAGCTATGTTGGTTCTTTGATGACTGGCACAGGCTCACTGATTCCGCTGATTGCAGGACTTACAGTTGCTTTTGTCGGCGCATATACCGCAGCCAAAGTACAGGCTGCGGAAGAGCGTGAACTGATTGAACAACAGTGGGGAATGTCTGAAGCCAGTCAGAAGAACATTGAAAGCCTTGAAGCACTCAAGACAAAGCGTGATGAGTTGCAGACAACACTGCAAAATGAACAGACACAGACACAGGCAAATGCCGATGTGGCTGAACAGCTTTCGCTTAAATACGATTCATTGGTGGACAGCACAGGAAAGGTCAAAGAAGGTTATGAGAACCTTGCTGATACACTGCTGACACAGATTGCCGAAGCCTTAGGCATGAATGTCGAGGATGTACAGGCACTGATTGACGAACATGGCTTGCTCCATGACTCAATTATGACAACCATTGAGGACTACAAACAGGAAGCCTTGGCATCTGCCTATAAGCAGCAACTTGAAGAAGCTACATACAGACAGGTTGAAGCAGAGCGAGTTCATAAGGAACTCACCTTAGAACTGATTGACCAGTTTGAGAAGATGAAAACCGCATCTCAGAATATGAAGGATGCGAAACAGGCGATCACCGATGCAGAAAACGCTGGTATCCCGGTGACGGAAGAAATGTACCAAGCATACAGTACTGCATGCGATGAAGCAGATGCAGCGACACAGGCTTATCTCTCAATGAGGACTGCCAACCAGCAAGCTGCGGATGAAGCAAAACAGGCATCTGAAGACATGGATTACTGGGCTGACAGGATTGCAAATGTCGGCAAGGAATCAGAAAACGCAGCAACTGCGGTAGAGACCAACGCAGACAAAGCATCGACTGCAGCGAAGGAAGCAGCAGATGATTCTGCGGATGCATTGGATACCGCAAGCAAGTCCTCTTACAAATCCGGTGAGATGTTCATGAAGGGATTTGCCAATGGTACTGATGACTTTGCTTACCTTGCGGAAAGAGCGGCTGCCATTGCCGGTGGCAAGGCTGCGAGAGCACTGAACGATTCCATTTCCGTAGCATCGCCTTCAAAGGTTTCTTATGAGAGTGGTCGATTCTTCGACAAGGGATTCTCAAACGCTATTGCAGACGGCATCCCGGAGATTGAGAAGATGGCGCAGAAACTCGGTAACGCTGCAAGCCAAGGCTTGAGTTTCGGAACATATCTCCCGGAAGCCAGCGGAATCGTAAACAACAACACAAAGAGTATTTCAGCACCGATTTCTGTTGCATTGACGGTAAACGGCAATGTGGACAATGACGAAGCTTTCACACGCAGAATCGCAGAAAATCTTGCTGATCTGATTAAGGGTGAAGAAGGAGTATTTGCATGAGAGATGTATTAATTTATGGTGGCAGATCCTTTGCTGAATTCAATACATTCTTTGATGGAAGCAAGTCCTTCGGCACACCGGAAAAAGAGTACGATAGCATTTCTATTCCCGGAAGAAGCGGAGATCTGAGCATTTTCAAGAATAGATATAAGGATATCGAAATCACATTCCCGTGCTTCATTCGCACGAATTTCGTTGAGAACTTCAGACATTTGACTGAATATCTCAATTCACTCAACGGATATCAGAGACTGGAATCAAGTAAAGAGCCTAACTATTTCAGAAAGGCTCTTTTTCTTGGTGCGGTCAATCCATCGACAGGTGCGTTTCTTCATAGCGGATCTTTCGATATCTCATTCAGGGTCAACCCTCAGCGATGGCTGAAATGGGCAGACGAGTGGATTGAATTCGGTGATGACGGCAGTGGGAACTGGATGATTGAAAACGTAACGAACATGCCAGCAAAACCGATGATTGAGTTTTTCGGCAACGGTTCAATCGAATTCCAAAGGGATGATGAAGCGCAGAGTTTTGCTTCAATCACTGTCACAGACAATACGGAAAATTCGCTTTATATCGACTGTGAGACATTCGACTGCTGGAGCGAAGACCGTGGTGTGATCACCAACAAAAACAGTGCAGTCACATTCACCGGTGACCCGGAATTGTTGGTCGGAAGCAACACACTGATTTACTCCAGTTCTTCCTACGTTGGGGATGTCATCATGCGCATTAAACCTCGCTTCTATGTGATTTAAGGAGGTGCGCATGATTCCGATTTTATTCCCGGCTACGGCACAGTCTTTCAGTGCGAATGGTCTTGGACGGCTTTCTGATGCTATCAGTTGCGAAGTCAGAGAGGTTCTGAACGGTGGGTACAGTATGACAATGATGTACCCGTTTGACGGAATCCATGCTTCCGACATTGCTCACAATAGCATCATCTACGCAAAGCCAAATCAGAGTGATGGGAATCAAGCATTCCGTGTTACTAAGATTCAAGAAACACTCGGAGACAAAAAACTGAAGATCACGGCAAATCACATTTCGTATGATCTCACCGGATACCCGGTAACACCTTTCCGTGTTACGGACATCAACGGGGCATTGGAAGGCTTGAAAAACAACTGTGTGTTCCTCGACATGCCGTTCACTCTCTCAACCAACATGTCAAACCCTACGGCTATTGCATTCGTTGTGAAAAAGGTGAAATCCTTGCGCAACTGCCTTGGCGGTGAAGAGGGGTCGATTATTGATACCTTCGGTGGGGAGTTAAAATTCGACAATTTTAATGTTTCGGTGCTGAGTTCCAGAGGGAGCAACAACGGTGTATCGATTCGCTACGCAAAGAACATGGAATCATTTGTAAATGTGCGCAGTATCGAGTCGGCTTACGATGGAGTTATTTCGTATTACGCAAGCGGTGATACGGTGGTTCATGGCGGTGTTGTTTATGCATCGAATTCAAGTGCATTTCCTACGCACAAGATTTATATCCATGATGCTACTTCCAAATTTGACAGTACACCAACCTTATCCCAGTTGAATGCAGAATCATCACGATACATCACCGCAAACAATATCGGCAGAGCATACATCGACACCGTCACGGTGTCTTTTGTGCCTTTGTGGCAGACCGAAGAGTACAAGAACTTCAAGGATTTTGAAACTGTCAGTCTCGGTGACACCGTCAACGTGATTTACAAGAACTTCAATACATCCATAAGAGCAGTCGAATATACATTCGATGTGCTGGCTGAACGTTACACAGAAATGGTCTTGGGTCAGAAGAAAACAACCCTGTATAAGACCATACGAGAAATTGTTTAAGGAGCGAGTATGGCAATAAATAGGTATTTCAAATTGTTTCTGAATGCCGGTGCTGCAAGTCCTTTGGTCATCAACGTAAACCAGTATGACAAGGATGAGTTATGGCACTTCACATTACTCAGTGAAACAGGAGAACAGTATTACCCTAATGCGGCTGCGATTGTCGGTAAAAAGAACGA